TGAACCTGATGCTAGATTTTATCTTCGTATTAAAGAAGGTATGACTGTAGCTTCATCTAAAAATAATGTTCAATTTATAACAACTGACGTTGTTGATTTTTCAAATGAAACGGATAGAGAAATTGTAATATATGAAAGAGATATAAACACTGGAGAAGCTACATTTTATTTGATAAAAAAATATGTTCAAGTAATATCAGCAGAAAGACAATTAAAAGAAATTGATTTTGGTAACTATGAATCATTTCAAATTATAAATTTAGATGAAACAAATGTTATTCAAATATATGATGTAAGAGATAGTAATGGCAACAAATACTATGAAGTACCATATCTAGCACAGGAAATGATATTTTTAGATTATCCAAATGTAGAATCAAATGACCCGGATTTATACCAATTTAAATCAACAGTTCCATACATTTTAAAAACAATAAAAACTCCAAAAAGATTTACTGTTAAAATAAATGAAGATAGTACAACAACTATTCAATTTGGAGCTGGTGACCCAACCGCATCTGATGAGCAATTAATTCCAAATCTTAAAAATGTTGGATTAGGATTGCCGAATTCAATTAGTAGATTAGAGGAATCATTTGACCCAACTAATTTCTTAAAAACAAAAACATACGGAACATCACCAGCAAACACAACAATAACTGTAAGTTATTATACGGGTGGGGGAGTTAATTCAAATGTACCGACTGGTGAACTCACTAAAATAAATTCAGTAGAGTTCGAAGAAAATACAGCATTATTTAACGCAGCTGAGAGAGTTATATATAATTCAGCAAAAAATTCATTAGCAGTTGATAATGAAGTTCCAGCGGTAGGTGGTAGAGGTCCAGAAACTATTGAAGAAATTAGACAAAATGCATTAGCAAATTTTGGAGCACAAAACAGAGCAGTAACTGCAAAAGATTATCAGATAAGAGCTTTATCAATGCCAACTAAATTTGGTTCTGTTGCAAAAGCATTTGCGGTTGCAGATGGTACATTAGATAACAATTCACCATCATCAATATTAGCATCTCCAAATCATTTGCAAGAATTTACGGATTTAGTTATGAGTTTTGTTAATAAGCCAGACTCGGAAGAACCAACGTTATCTAGTGTTCAAAGTGAAATTACTAAATTTTTAATTGGTAAAACATCAAATGAAAATGAAAAAAATAATCCATTTGCAATTAATTTGTATTTGTGAGGTTATGATGTAAACGGACATATTACAAATTTGAATAGAGCAGTAAAAGAAAATCTTAAAACATACTTCAATGAATATAGAATGCTTACTGATGGTATTAATATAAATGATGGGTTTGTTATTAATATAGGGTTGGAATTTGAAATTATAGTTTATCCAAATTATAATAAAAATGAAACACTTACAAAAGCAATAATAGAATTAAAACAATATTTTGATGTTAATAATTGGCAATTTAATCAGACAATAAATTTAAATGAAGTTGAATTACTATTAGCAAATATAGAAGGTGTACAATCAGTACCTTCAATGAAAATAACAAATAAATGCGGTGGAGAATATTCACCAAATTCATATAATATAAATGCGGCTACTAAAGATAAGATAGTTTATCCATCTTTAGACCCATCCGTTTTTGAAATTAAGTTTCCTGATGCAGATATTAAAGGTAGAGTAAGATAATGGCATACTATTTTATAACAGCATCAAAAGATGCAACGGTATATCTCCAACAACCAAATCAAAATACTGGTTTGGATGAGATATTAGAAATAAGCAAACTATATTATGGTAACATAAAAGATATAGCTCATGCTTTATTAAAATTTGAAGTAGGATACTTATCTGCATCTTTATCAAATACTACATTAAAAATGAACGAAGCAACTCTTGTTTTGAAAGAAACAAAGAGTGAAGAAGTTCCATTAGAATATACAATTTATGCTAATGCAGTTTCTGGTGCTTGGGAGATGGGTAAGGGTACTCGTTTTGATAATATATCAACAACTGGTGTAACTTGGAATTATAGAGAGGGAGATTCTAAATTAGATTGGCTTCAAAATAATTTTAACGCAGGTACAACGGCTAGTGTAAACAATGGAGTTGGTGGAACTTGGTGGACTGCATATGAAGCATCGCAAGGATTTAATTATGAAACAGCTGATATTAATATGGATGTTAAATCTTTATTAAGAAGTTGGATGAGTGGTTCTATTCCAAATGATGGTATTATATTAAGACATGCAATTGCTAAAGAAATTGATACACAAGACTATGGCTCTATAAAGGTATTTAGTAAAGAAACAAATACAATATACCAACCAAAGATTAGAATAGGTTGGGATGACCAATTATATATTACTGGTTCATTGAACGCTTTAACTTCGGAAGATATAAAAGTTGGAGTTACTAATTTAAAAACAGAGGTTAAACTTGGAACTAATCCAAAGATAAGAATATTTGCTAGAGAATTGTATCCTATTAAAACTTTTACAAATCAGTTTTCATATAGTACATCTCATTATTTACCAACATCATCATATTATCAAATTAAAGATGTTGCATCGGATGATATTATTATTCCGTTTTCAAATTATTCTAAAATTAGTTGTGATGAAACTGGTAATTATATAAATTTAAATCTTTCTAATTGGGAGGCTGGTAGAACTTATAAAATAGAATTTAAAATTGATATGAACGGAAACGTTCAATATTTTGATGAAGATATAACATTTAGTATTGTAAAAAATTAAGATGGCTCAGAAAACTGGATTACAAAATGAAACATTAATAAGTGAACTTTTAGTTAGTGGTTCGTCTGCTATTAAAACTAAAAATGATTTTGGTATCCATACATTTGAGCAAACAAGCAATTCGGATGGTGTTATATCTGCTAGATTAGTAAAACCAAAATATAATCAATCCGAATTAGTAAAATCAATTGATACGGTAATATTTGAATTATTACCTGTGGCACCACCACCAGTAGATGATAGAATACCAAGACCAATATATAATCAGGTAACACAATCGGTAATTGACTTAACCGCACAGGTGGAAGAATTAACTACTGAAGTTTTTACACTAAGAGCAAAAGTTCAAGACGTTGAAATTGTATCTGAAAGTTTAAAAGTACAATTGGATTTAAAAGATTTAAATGTAGCATCTTCTCAAAATCAAGCCGGACAATTAACATCTAAAGTTAGTAGTACTATTACAGAATTACAAAATTCAATGCAAAAAGGAACATTAGAAGCAATTCAAAGAGTTTCTTTGTTTGCTAGAAATCAATCATTGGAGCAAGAATTGAGTACACTAAGAGAAGCTGTATCTGCAAAAGAGCAAGCATTGGCAGCAGGAGCACTTTCAACCGGTCAATTGGCAAGTATATTATTTGATGGTGGTGGTGACCCAACAAAGTCTCCTGTTGAGGGTATAATGATAGCTATGGATTATGGTGGTGGATATGGTTCTACGGCTAGCGCTGGTAAATTTGCAAAGAGTGGAGGGCCATTCCCAAATACATTCAGAAGTTCATTTGAAGTAATTGCATCATCTGCATTAGCAGGTGGTAAGCAAATAGAAGTGGATGTTAAGTTTAGTGGTGGTAAAATGACACAATCTCCATTTGATTTTGGATTCACACTTCCTGTTAAAATCAAAGGAGGCGAAAAAAAGAAATTTGATATGGGTAAACCATCTACATTTTTGGGAACAATACAAGGTTCACATGGTTCTAGTCTATTTTCTCGTTCAAAAGCAACAGTGTATGATTACACTATGACTGTTGTAATAACATCGGAAGGTGTTACTGAAAATAAAGAATTTAAAATGAGATTATACCATCACGGATAAATAATATAATATAATGGCAATAAAAACATTTAAAGAAATACTGGATAACAAAGGGTATCGAATAAACTCAAATGATAGAAAAATATTTGAGCAAGGTAATTTTCAATCTTTTTTTGGATTAAGTAATTCTGATGCTATTGAATTTGTTGTTTATGATGTAAACGATAATCAATTACCACAAAGAGATGGTAAATCGGTTAGATATATTCCATTGACAAACCAAAGTATATCAGATTATTTTATGATAGCAGAAGGTACTATATTTCAAAAATATAAATTACCAAACGAATATTTTATTGATGTTGAAAGATTATTACGAGAAGCGGGATATAACAATGGTATATTTAAAACACAAATTACACTACTTAATAAAAGAGTAGGTAGTGAAAATGATGATGATAAATTATGGATTTCTGAAATATCCCCATCAAGAACAGAAGTAAGATTGTTCCCAATAAAAAGTAAAACTGGTATAAATAAAGAATTGGAAGAACGATTTGGATTATTTTTAAGCGGACAAGAATTTAGAGATGATACAATAAATTCGGCATTTAATTTTATAGAAAAAATAACACCAACTGTTATTGGTACTTTTATGAAACAAAAATATAGTGAAGCTTGGGTGAATAAAATGATTGGAGAATTTAAAATAAAAAGCTTTGAAAACTTTTTAACTTTAATTCATACAAAATTTTTAGAATCGGCAATATATGAATTTACTGGAAAAATATCTGATTTTAATGATATTAATTATGGTAAACCAAATGGAGCTGCACAAAAAATAGCATTATCTAGAAAAGAAATAATTGAAATATGCAAAAAACTTTTAGTATCATCTGTTAATTATAACTTACCTAAACAAGACATTACTAATAAAGCTACATTTGATACAAAAATAGATGCATCATTTGATGAAGTTGGTAATGTATTACAAAAATTAGAATCAGAAACTATCGTAGATACTGCATCACCAATACTAAAAATAGCAGTAGTTAGGAAATTAATTCAAACGGATGTAGAATTGGAATTGGAGAAAAAAATTAAAAAAGAATTACCAGAACCAGATGTAATAATAGTTGCACCAATAGAAGAGCCACCATACACACCACCATCATATGGCGGAGGCGGCGGAGGTGGCGGTGGTAGCATCTACCGAGAATACGATACATTGGATAGACAGAATTTGGCAGATGGTGGTATGGGTAGAGAACGAATCGAATTTCAATAATATAAAATTAATAAATGAAAGCAATAGACGATATATTATTTGATAGTGGACTTGGTTCTAACAATTCCTTTAATGACAGTATTTCACAAGAAATATTTAATGGAGGGGGTGGAGGTGGCGGCGGCGCTATATCAACTGGTGGTGGTAGTTCTGTTGTACTTACAAATACGCCAGGAACACCTCTATCTAATGATACATATGTAGTAAGCGTTTCATCTAATATATCAAATGCATCTATTTTAGTAAATGGTGAAAATACATTTAAAACTACACCAAATACTGTAAACATTAATTTATCAGATATATTGGGCGGTGGTGATAAGGTAATCACTATTGAAAAAAGTGGATACAAATCATCCGAAAGATATATAGTAACATTAGTACCAAATCCTGAGTATAATTTAAATATAGATTTCAATATTAACCCTGCATCATCTATATTTGGTGGAATGGGTGGAAATTTTGGTGTTAGTGGATTGGCTATGTTTAATAGTATTCCTTCTATTGATACAACTCAACCAATATATTCCAATACTCCATACTATAAACTTAATATAAGATATTTTAGTGGTGAATTTGAGCAACTATATGATGATAATGGTGGAAACATTAAAAACATTTCTTTTACATTAGAAACTAATAATGTAACGCCTATTGAAGATACAATTGTAGTTCAATCTACAACTAT